AGACCTAAAGAGCAGCAAAAGATAGAGGTAGATACTAAGATTAACATACCTGTAATTAACTTTGCAAAACCTGACATAATAGATATAACGCCAGAGAATGAATCCATACAATCTGATAATCAACAAGTACTTCCCCGACAATCAAGTGATACTTAAATTGGATGATATTAGGCAATGGTATTTCGTGTCTTTATGGACTGCTAAGGCTAATAAAACGTATCAGCTACTTTCTAAAGAAGAAGTACAAAGCAAAGCATACCTATTGTGGGAAGAAAATAATAAAAATAATTACTATGAATGATAAGCAATTTTACAAAGACGAAGAGGAAGCAATTAAAAATCGTCAAAAATACCTCAACTCTGTTAACACTAAGGAGATTCTATTGGAAATTTCTAATAGTATAAAAGGTATAGATGTTGGAGGTGTAGATGCAATAGCAAATGCAATCATGTATGTGGGTGATGAAATAAATAAATTACAAAGTACAATTGATACAAGGTTTTCTGTTGGCTCTTATGAATATGAAAATGCCAACCTAATACATGATATATCAGATATATCCAAGTCTCTTGAGAATATTCTTTATGTGCAACAAGAATTACTAGAGATAAAGAAATCTAAATAATAGAGAAAATAATAAATTAACACCAGAGAATGAAAGAATCGAGTTTAATAGAGATGAGAAATAGAATTCAAGTCCTAGAAAATGCAGTTGCATACTGCTTAACTACAATCAAAGAACTGGAAGGATACATACAAGCTAAGGCTGTAGCTGATAGTGCAGATGTTATTGATGCTGAAGAGTTCGTAGTTGAATAGTGTAGAATTACATGATAAGTACCAACCCTTATTTCACTCTGATAGCAGATACTTTGTTATTACAGGAGGTAGGGGTTCTGGTAAATCGTTTGCTGTAACAGTATTCTTAGCACTTCTAACGTACGCTTTAGATAACAGGATACTATTTACTCGTTACACTATGAGTTCAGCAGGTATGTCTATTATACCAGAATTCTTGGAGAAGCTAGAGCTGATGGGAGTGTCAGATAACTTTGATGTTACTAAGGTAGATATTAAGAACAAATCTACAGACAGTTCAATATACTTTAGTGGCATCAAGACTGCGTCAGGTGACCAGACAGCAAAGCTAAAGTCTATAGCAGGTGTAAATACATTTGTACTGGATGAGGCTGAAGAGCTTATGGATGAGGAAAGTTTCGATAAAATAGATTTCTCTATTCGTTCTAAGTATGCCACAAACAGATGTTTACTAATTTTGAATCCTACTACAAAGGAGCATTGGATATACCAGAGGTTCTTTCAGAATAGGGGAATACCAGATGGTTTTAACGGTACTAAGAATGGTGTAACGTATATACATACAACTTACTTGGATAACATTGAGAATCTATCGGAGTCTTTTGTGAATCAAATTGAGGAGATGAGAGTACGTAGACCAGACAAGTATAAGCACCAGATAATGGGAGGATGGTTGCAACGTGCAGAAGGTGTAGTATTCACTGATTGGCAGATAGGACAATTTAATAGTGAAATGAAACTTACTTGCTTTGGTTTAGATATAGGGTTTAGCAGGGATGAGTCGGTTCTTACTGAGGTGTCTATAGACAAGATACGTAAGATAATCTGGGTTAAAGAACACTTCTATAAGAAAGGACTAGTTACATCTAATATACATGACCTATGCGTTAGATACGCAGGTAAAAGTCTTATTGTGTGTGATAGTTCTGAACCTAGACTTATATCAGAACTCAACACTAGAGGGCTTAATGTGACTCCTACAGTAAAGAAGAAAGGTAGTATTATTGCTGGTATATCTTTAATGCAGGACTACAATATTGTACTCCAAGGAGAGAACTTAGTTAAGGAGTTTAACAATTATGTATGGGATGTTAGGGGTGTAAAGCCAAGAGATGCCTACAATCATGGCACAGATAGTATGCGTTATGCCATTGAGTATCTGCTACTTAGAACTAACCCTAAAGGAAGTTACGTAGTAAGTTAGGTGGTTACAGATATTATATGTATATTTGAGTGTTCAACACCACATTTGTTTGTTTTTTTTCATCGTTAAATCCCCTCGGTTCTACAGCTGGGGGGTTTTTCGTTAATGCAGGTGGAGTCATATTTTATATATTTTATTTGCATATGTCGTTTGGAGGTTGTAGATTTGTATAAACAATAAAATAAAAAGCTATGACAAATGCAGTATTTACAATTATCGACAAGCTAGTATCTTCAGGAAAGATATTCTCAGCTAACTTTACTAAAGCAGATGGTACACTACGTACTATGAACTGCAGAGTAGGAGTACAAAAAAATCTTAAAGGTGTTGGCATCAAGTACGACACTCGTAAAGCCCACAACATTATTGTATTCGATATGAATGCCGATGGGTACAGAACTATCAAGACAGATAGACTTAATTGGATACAAGTACAGGGTAAACGGTATAACTTTGAAACACTATAATTATGGAAAGAGATGAAAAGATAATGCTTCGTAAATTCAATGAATTGTGTTACGATAGAAATCCATTCACACTTAATATGAAGCAGGCTGCTGAACTTTTAGGAGTTACTTACAGGACTATAAGGTACTATAAAGAAATGTATTCTGAAGAAGTTTATCAGCAAGGGAGAGAAGTGGAGCTGAGTAATATATTTATACAAAAGGTTAGAGATAAGGTAGCTAGTAATCCTAAAAAAAAGACTAACCCTACTGTAAACGAATTGATTTCAAGACTAAATGAGGTTACGGAATCTAGAAATAGGCTTATGGAGAGTAATAAAATACTTAAAAATAGAATAGAGGAGTTTATATCAAAAACACTATAATTATGACGACGGAAGAAAAAAGAGAGTATAACAAGAAATATAGAGCAGCTAATAAAGAGAAAAAAGCTGCTTATAGTAAGTCTTGGTATGAGGCTAACAGGGAAAAGGCTCTTGCTGCAATGAGCGTTTGGAAGGAAACCCAACAGCACGCAGCTGTGGTTTACTACTTACCAGAGCATCATTACGTAGGTGTTACTAAGTGGTTAGCTCATAGGCTTACTAAGCATAGAAGCAGCTACAATCGAGTTACAGAAGGTTGCGAGATAATATACACCGCTAAAGATATGATAGAAGCTAGAGCAGTAGAAAGGTATATGCATTACGAGATGGGTTACAACGGTAAAAAACGAGGAACTAAAGGATATTAATATGAGAAAAAGAACAGTAAAATCAGAACTAGCATTCACTTGGAAGGATAACACAATTACCTACAAGGATGAAACAGGAAGAATAGTTACAAAATCAAAGAACGAAGTACTAATAATACCAAACAGATAATATGGCATCAAGAAACGGTTACAAACGATTAGAAGAAGGGCAGGAGATGCCAAGGGATTTCTGGAATTACTTAGTGAATCCAATAACAGGCTTCTACTACTCTATATTACAAGACCATAACCCAATAGGAACACGATACATTAAACCAAATAACGGAGGTAAATTATGAGAGAAAGAAAAGATGAGTACCCAGTGATGCTAACAGCAAGAGAGGTAGGGCTATTATTAAGCCTTTTAACGCAGCATGTAAGAATTCTGGAGTCTTTAGGTGAGTGTAAAGGTCTTGGAGCAATAGAGAGGCTGCCAGCCCATAAGGAATGGTTCTATACACTAGAAGATAGTTTAGATGATTACTATGACTTACTTACATAATGAGTAGCCCAGTAGATAAGATATGGAACTGCATATCATGTGGAGCATACAATGCAGGTTCAAATGAATCATGCGGACAATGCAATCTTAGTAGGATTTCAATTCAATAGGGGACGCAATTCAATACCCCCCTGTCAATTCAATACCCCTTTGTGAATTCAATACCCCTTTGTGAATTCAATAGGGTATTTTTTTGTGCCTTGTTCCTCTTATTTAGAACCATTCCAGATAAGAGATTTGCCGAAATAAACCGATTTTTTGCAATGGTTAAAAGGATGCAGTTTTTAGGGTGCATATATATTAAGGACAAAGTAAACCGTTTAGAATCATTATAAATAAGGAAATAAAAGGAAATAAACCGAAATATATTTGTTGGTGTTAAAAATATGCGTACTTTTACACTATAGAAACAAATTATTAACTAAAACTAACACTATGGACGCAAAAACAACTTATCCGCATCAAATCAAAGTATCTTACTTTAAAGAGGGCCAAGACTGGGACGATAACCCGACATTAAAAGCATATTTTGTAGAATACACAACCGTTGAAAATCGTAGTGATTCAAGTATATTTTTCCAGTCTTTAAATCATGAATCTAATCTAAAAATTGAAATATTATAAAATTAACACTATGGAAAATTTATTTATTTACTTACTAGTAGGACTGGCAGTTATCTTTTTGGTAACAGTATTTGAAACCATTGCAAACGATTTTAAGTATATCGCAAAAGATATCAGGCAAGCAGTTGAAGGTATCAAGATTTCAAAGAACGGCAATAGCTGCGAAACTAACCAAAAAAAACAACCTAACCAAAGTATTAACCAATAAAAAAAAGAACTATGGAAAATCAAGTAAAAAATATGCGTGCAATTAGAGTGAAATTTTTAGGGGCTACCAATAATAAGGGAACCCGTATAAAGCTTATAGAACAAATGTATAAAACCACCGACACTATTACCCTGTCTTATGATTATGCAATAGGTAACGGCACTGAACAGGCAATACAATACCTACAAAGTAAAGGTATAAACCTACTTGGGAAGTCAGATATAAAAGGCGAAACGATTTTATTTTCTGACTCGTGGCAAATGGGCAACAACGATTTTATAACTATAAAAACTAAATAACATGATACAAGAAATTAACAACCCAATGCACCTGCTCAGATTGGTAGAAGCTGAAAGAATTACACATGAAAGTTATCAACTTAGAATGGCAGCACATAGACTAAATATTCCAACCTATAAAAAAACAACAACATGAAAGAAATATATTTAAATTTTGGCGGGTTTTATGGTTATCACGATGAACAC